ACCAAGTACCTCCCGTCCCTTGTGGCCCCTATGGCAAGGCTATTGTGGCTTGTCTCATGGGCCGGACATTTTGCTGTGTACTGGATGATCCCCTGACTATTGGGTGAGCCTCCCCGAACGGAGTCAAACCTATCCAAAAACGAATGAAGGTCAATCACCCTGCGAAGATGATAACTAATATGCTTCATTTTACGTCTCCAATAAAAAAACCCTTTCTGGGCTATAGCTTAAGGAAGTTGATCCCCGCACCGTCACGGCAACCTCAAGCGATAGCCCGAAAAGGGCTTCTTACGATGTCCGGGGATCAAACCGGGTCGCCTATTGACGACAAACGCATTGTACTCATTTACTTTCCGGAAGACAACCCAATAAAGTAACAGATGAAGTGCAGAATTTTCTTCCGCCTCATTTATCTGCCCAAATCGCCCATCGCACCAGCAGCGCTTTAAGCTCGTCCAGAGAATTACAAACGCCTGTTGTCTCCTTGCCGTTGGCCCACATATTGACATTAGCAACCGTCATGAGCTCTGCATCGCCATTTACGACAAGCACAATATGATGGCACAAGCCAGTTAGTCGTTGGTAGTTGATCCGCTGCCCCTGGGGCAGTGAGGTGTCCGCGGCCTTCCATTCCAAACGCAGCCAATGGCCCTTCATCTCTACTTCGGCGTCAATGTCCGACATCATGATATTGGCAGGGAAGCATTGTGCAAACATCTCTATTTTCGGGCGCTTCTTTCTATTGAAGCAGCCATTCGTGTCGCAGCTCCACCGCATGGCGTTGCGTCTGGAGCTCGTTTTTGGGTGGGAGGTCGGCCCACGCCTCTGGGAGGTCATCAGTGCGTGGGCCGAAAACACAACCCGAATTGCCTAAAAATCAACTCAAACCGCGCCGTATCGTCTCCAAAATAGAAAAATGCCTGCCCCTGCGTCGGAGAAGCCTTCTCGCCATTCAGCCCCTCGAACGCAATGCGCCCACGTGTAAAACAAACGCTTAAACAGCTACTTGCCAGACGGTGAAACCACGCCGTGTCGGTATAATTGTGAGTAAGGGCTATGGCTGCCGTGGTTCTGCCTTCCTCGTACTCCGCAACGAGCTTGGTGCAAAAGTCCATAATCGCCGGCTGCGAGTAAGGGGGATTCATCCACAACGCTCCGTGCCACTCGTGGCTGAGTCCATCATCATCGATCGTCAAAAACCGCTCGGCATCGACTGTTTCGTTAGCCTCCGCAGAAGATGCCGGGTCGAGATCGATAACCCCCAGCACTTCACGCGCCGCCTCGATGTATTGTGCCGGGGTGTACCACTCGTTCTGCCCCGTTCCCTTGGCGCGGTGGTTTAGCTGTTGCTCGGTCTCGGGATTGGCGGATGCCAAAGCGGCATAGGTGCGGTCCAGATTGAAGCGTTCGCCGGGGTCTGCGAGCATGGCGGCGGCCGCCTGTTGTGGGTATATGGCGATCTTTATGAAGAGCCCCGCCTGCCTTTGCCCTCCCTCAAATCCGAGGTTTTCGGGCGCCGAAAACCTCGGATTTGGACCCTCGAAAAGCGCCGCCCAACCCCCGTGGCCGGCTTTCTCTTTGACTTTCCCCAGCGCCTTCCCGCACAAAATCGCGTGCTTGAGCGTATAGGTTTTCGCAACTTCCGTCGCCCTGCGCCCGTCCATGACTTTCTTGTATTCGGCATTGGCCCTGCCGATCAACGTCTGCAGGGCCTTCGTCGGTGCCGGTATCAGCTCACCTGTAGCGGTTTTCATGTCACCGCACCTTTTGTTTCTTCAGAAAATCCCGCACCCGCTCGACCTTGCTGACTCCGGGGTCCTGGATTTTCCGTGTGGCGAGTTTGTTTAGCCAGTTGATATCGACGCTAGCGCCCGCGGCAATTGTTGGTCGGGAGACGCGCCCAGAGGCTGCGTCAAGAAGTGCGAGAGTTTCTTCTAAAATAGTCATAGTGGAGCCAGTTTACCTTGTAAAAAGTTACTTGACAAGGACGTGCACGCCCAGTAATATCCTACCTGTCCACGCAAAACCCAACCAACACGAGAGACAACAGTATGGATATCAATTCTCTAACGGTCAGCCAGGTCAAAGAAATTCTTGCCATGTTCGGAAACCGCCCCAGCGCCCAGGAGCCTTCGGACGACATGATCGGAAAATACGTAATCGTTAGATGCCAGGAGGCCGGCGTACATGCGGGCGTCCTTGATAGCTATCACGGAAGATCGTGTGTCTTAAGTGAGGGGCGGCGGCTCTGGTATCACGAGCCGGCGGACAGGTCGCTGTCTTGGTACGAGGGGGTAGCAATCTCCGGACTTTCCAGCAACTCGAAAACCAGCGCCACCGTCGCGCGCTGTATTCTCACAGAAAATTGCGAAATCGTGCTCTGTTCGAAAGAGGCAGAGCAAAGCATTAGGAAGGCCCCTACCCATGAGCAGACCTAACAGCTATATATACGGCGGCGGCAGCGGCAGCGGCAGAGGCTACGGCAGCGGCAGCGGCTACGGCTACGGCAGCGGCGGCAGCGGCGGCTACGGCGGCTACGGCAGCGGCAGCGGCGACGGCGACGGCGACGGCTACGGCTACGGCAGCGGCGGCAGCGCCGGCAGCGGCAGCTACGGCTACGGCGGCAGCGGCGGCTACGATGGCAGCGGCTACGGCAGCGGCGACGGCAGCGGCGGCTACGATGGCGACGGCTACGGCAGCGGCTACGGCTACGGCTACGGCATCGGCAACGGCAGCGGCAACGGCAGCGGCAGAGGCTACGGCAGCGGCAGCGGCTACGGCAGCGCCGACCTACCACATGAGGCGTCAAATGAATAAATTACCAGATCACCCCGGACTCGCCGAGTATCAGCGCGAGGTGGATGAACATCAGCGCCTGGAGATGGCATGCGACGAGCAGGAGGAACTCATGCTTAGCTGCACCGTAGCAGAACTCTTTAGCCGCACGGACGATCTGCGCCCTGCCGAGGCCCGGAAGGCGCTGCGCCAGCTATCCGACGCTTACAGCCTCGCGATCTACTGCATCGTCAAATATGAGGAGGCTGATCCGTCATGAGCAAAGCAATAATTAGAGATTACCAGGCGACTGGGATGCACCCAAGACCCCCGATTAGTGGGCTGGCAGAGTTTATAGGCTCTCTGTTTTATCTGGCTCTAACTATCGTCCTGGGTTGCGGGACCTTCTGGGTCCTAGCTGTTTTAAACGCGCTGCTGTCATGAACATCATCAGTGACCAGCGCACACCGTGCTTCGTAGAGGGAGTCCCGGAAGCCCAGTATTTTGAGCTGCCGGGGGCTTCGTCCACGGCGCTAAAGGCGCTTCTGCAGACCAGCCCCAAGCATATGCGGGAAGCGCAGAACGAGCCTAGCGCGGCGAAAGCGCTAGGCTCGCTGGTACACCTGCTTGTCTTACAGCCCGAACTTGTCGATGACCACGTCGCCGTGGAACCCGAAAAAATCAACCGGCGGACCAAGGCAGGAAAGGCGGCATTCGCCGAGTGGGAGAAAGAGAACGCTGGGAAGCTGATTTGCTCTCAGGCCGATTATGACGCAGCGCAAGCCATGAGAGACAGCGTGCTTACGGGTAAGGGAAGAATCGGAGAGGCCATCTTCGGTGCGGGCAGGGCGGAGGTCACCATGATGGCGGTGGACCCGGTCAGTGGGGTTCTATGCCGTGGACGCGCCGACTGGCTGCCTGACGGGCAAAACGTCATTGTCGATCTAAAAACTGCCGCTTCAGCTGCGCCGGCTGAATTCGCCAAGTCGGCGGCTAGGTATTCCTATCATCTCCAGGCGTGGCTGTATGCGCACCTGCATTCCCTGATTACCGGGAAGCCACCGCCAGCCTTTGTGCACGCCGTGGTGGAAAGCTCACCGCCTTATGATTCAGCGTTCTATGAGCTGTCGCAGCACGACCTACAGAAGGGCGAGGTGGCGATCAGACACGCATTGAGCATCTGGGCAAAGTGCGAAGCGGCGGGGATCTGGCCGGGGTACGGCTACGATTGGAATGAGGGTTGTTATGTCATTGAACCGCTAAGCCTCCCTCGGTGGGCGGTATAGTGTCATGTCTGATTCACATCCTATCACAGCCTCCCGCGTCAGAGAACTGCTGGACTATGATCCGGAAACCGGAATTTTTACCTGGAAAGTAAATCGAGGTCATGCTCGCGTGGGTTCGGTCGCTGGTTGCAACAAAGGCGGCGACTATATCAGGATCTGTATCGACAACCACCGCTGCAAAGCTCACCGATTAGTTTTTTTTTGGGTGCTGGGTCGCTGGCCGGAACAAGAAGTTGACCACGTCGACCACGATAAAACGAATAATTCTTGGGCCAACCTGCGTGACGGCATAGACGACACTACCCAGAACCAGAACTGCCCGAAGCGCCGTGACAATTCAAGCGGTTATACAGGAGTTTACTGGGTTAAGCGCCGCAAAAAATGGCAGGCTAGTATTCAAGTCCATGGGAAGCTCCTCCACCTAGGCTGCTTTGCCGACATCGAAGACGCCATCGCCGCCCGCAAGGCCGCTAATCTGAAATACTCATTTCATCCGAATCATGGTAAGGATCTGGTATAAAATTACTTGCATTCCTGCCGGATTGCGGTAATATCGTACTATGTCGCTGTCAGAGAATGTGCATGACCGAGGAAGCGAAGAAAGCCAGCAAGTACCTATTTCAAGAACTGGCGTGGGGCGCTCGCCCCTGAGTGAACGGGTGGCCTGGTAGTCAGGTAACGCTGCCGCAGTTTCCTTGTACGGACAACTGGGCTGGCGCGGAGATACCGCAGAAATGTGTGGCGAGCTGGCTTGGCGGTAAAAGTAACCGCCATCTCTTTCAAGACCTGTAGGAGACGAAAATGGTAGTGCACTTGCTCAGTCCGAGCGGCTCAGGAACAATCACCCTCTGCGGCGAGCACGACCGCGCCGACGCAGGGCTTCGATTGACGTCCGTGATCGACAATGTGACCTGCCACCGGTGCCAGGAGCAATGGGCCACACTGATCAAAGCGCGCGGCAATCCAACCACAACGAGGAATCAAGACGATGAGTAACGAAGTCAAAGATTTACAGCAAGTCCCGGCAAAAAAGTCCCTGCTGGCGAAGATGGCCAATCGTTTCGACATGGAACCCACAGCCTTTGCCGATACCATCAAGGCGACTGTGATGCCCGGCGGGAAGTCGACTAATGAACAACTCGCCGCATTCCTGATGGTAGCGGAGCAATACCAGTTGAACCCGATTACTCGGGAGATCCACGCCTTTCCTGGACGAGGTGGTGGCATTACCCCCACGGTCGGAATCGACGGCTTTCTGAATCTCGCCCAAAGACGCCCGGAATTTGATGGAATGAGTTTCGAGTACGGTAACGACTCGGACGGAAAGCTTGAGTCGTGCACCTGCACAATCTATCGCAAAGACCGATCACACCCGATTGTGATCACGGAATATCTAGAAGAGTGCTTCCGAGCCACCGAGCCGTGGAAGCAGCACACCAGGAGAATGCTACGCCACAAGACTGCGAAGGAAGGAATCCGCTACGCCTTTGGGTTCTCGGGTATCAGCGACGAGGATGACGCCCATTTTATCTATGAAAATGCCACCGTCATCGAGCAGGAAGCACCCTCCCGGGGCGCGGCCTCGATCATGACCAAGGCCAAGGCCCTCGGAGAGGCGGACAGCCGACCCTCCCATGAGCAAGACGCGCAGGAGCCGGCGGAGGACGCCAAAGAGAATAGCGAGTGGCCCAGATGGAATGGGAGCGGACATTCCGAGACCTGGCGCGATGTTGACGGCTCTGAATTCGACGCTCAGCAGCACGGCTGGAGCTATGAAAACGACCGACCGTCCGTCACCCAAGCGGGTAGATTCCGCAAGCGCCGGGGGAGCCACGAGGAAGTCATCGAGCCGGAGTCGGTGGCATCTACGCCAGAGCCTAAGTCCTTCGCTGAATTCGCCGATGAAATCCGCGCAGCCGCCGACGAGGAGGCGTTAGGCGTGCTTAGCGACTTGATCGCCGAAGCAGCCCTGCCGGACGATCAGACGAAGGAGCTGAGGGAAATGGTGGCGATGGCAAGCTAGCAATGAAACTCAAACCTTGCCCGTTTTGCGCCAGTAATCGGCTACGCGAACCGAACCGAATCGAGCCGTATGCAGAATGCCTGCAATGCGGGGTTTTTGGCCCCTCGCCGCAACCGAAAGATAATCGGCAAGTGGAAATCACGCTAGCAATGGCAATGGACTTGTGGAACAACCGGAGCTTGGAGGCAAGATAAAGCTTGACTGTTACGCGTAACACTGTATAATAGTATCCAAGTTAAGAGAAACACCAACCGGAGCAAGCCAGATGACCACCGCAACCTATATGAGCAAAGACAATAATTGGGCAAACGAGAGTACCACATACTGGTTTGAGCTGAACGGAGAAGATGACGGGACCAGCTACCAATTCGCCTCGGATGTTTACGGAGTCGCAGAATCCGGCGGGGAGTCCAGTTTTCTGGATTGCGACGGCGCACCCCTGACAGAAGGGGACCACGAATGGATCGCGGTAAATAATGTGGTCGCCGTAACAGATGAAATGCGCGCAAGTTAAGAGAAACACCAACCGGAGCAAACCAAATGAAGATCAGCGGAAAAGGCCAAAGGGCAACTTTGACAATCAACAAAAAGCGCTGCGGAATCCGGGTCATGACAGGGCCATGGATTGAAGGTGTCAACCCCGAATTGATCAAAATCCAGCCCAAAAAGAGCGCATTCCCCGCCGAGATGGTTAACGCGCTGAAAGTGGAAAATGGAAGCGACATCATGACGGACTACTTTGAAAGCGATACCGTCCGATTGCTCCCATGCCACCCGCTCTACAACATGGCAAAAACAGCAGCGGCATAAATTAGGAAAAACAAAAAGCCCCAAGGACGGGGCGCAACGCAAGTAACCAACCGGAGCAGCGACGCGATGTCAACCTACATTATCCGCGAAATACCGAGCGCACGAAGCCACCGAGACGGACAGTCCATCGAAGCCAAAAACCTTAGTGCGGCAAAACGCGCCGCATCTCGGAACCAGATGTTCCGGAGGACGGTTCTGAAAATTGAGGCGGAGAACGGGGCAGTTCTGAGCGTAAAAGAAGACGACAAATGGACAGATCGGTGAGGGAAGCCATCAAACCGGAGTCAATAACACAATGGGTATGAAAGCAGACAACACCAGCCCCAAGGACGGGGCGCAGCGTCAAAGGGAATTCAAGAAACGCCAGCGCGCGGCAGGAAAAACGGATTTTCGCGCATGGATCTCCAACGAGGAGGCGGAAATGCTGAAGAAGCTCCTGGCCGTCCTGCGAAAGCTGCCGCTCGGAACATACCAATGCCGATTCCATAGAGAGGACCAAGAAAATAATCATGACTGACTATACAAAATCACGAATCCTCCATGGCAACGGCACCAGGCTCCGCCCAACCGTCACCGCCAAGCTTCGGAGCCGCCCGCCACTGGACTACCTGGAGAAGCCGCGGAAGGCATCACAGCCCTGTGGGGCGCTCTGTGCGACGGCGACGGTAGCGACAATCTGCGCAGTGCTCTTTGCCCCGATCTACTTACTGGTCGGCGCAGTGGCGGCGCTGTCATGAAGCTGATAAAGAGCCTGCTTGAGCGTCTGTGGCCGAAGACCACGAAAGTCTACTCGTGCTTCGGAAGCCAGCGTCTACTCGGGCCAAAGGAGCGCACGCGCTACGGGTGCGACACCTGCCACCTGCAGGAAAACTGCTAAACACCAACAACCCTGACTAGAGGATTAGACCATGAAGACAAACAAAGCACTTGTTATCGCCGCGCTGATCGCCGCGTTCGCATCACTGCCGTCCGTGGCGGCACCGGTTTATTACGGGTCTGGCTATGACGCTAATTGGGCTGGTGGTATCAGCCCACAACAGCGCAACCAGTTCTCCCTCGGACATCTTGTCGAGCAAGACCAAGCCCAAGCCCGCGAACGGAACCAGATTGAGCGGAACCGGAAGGATACCGAACGCCGGCATCGGGAGTTGATTCGGGCTATCAGGAACCAGAACTACTAAGCCTTCCCAGGGGGAGCCGTTATTGGCTCCCCGCCCATCCTGGGAAGGCTTGTTACGGCAAGCGCCCTGGCGCAACCATCTTTGGCTTCCGTCCTGTAGCAGCCCCCGCTTGCAGCTCATCATAAAGGTAGTTACGGAAGCCGATATATTGACGGTAGCTGTTGTCGACCGCGTCGGGAGCGAGACCCCGGCTATTCATCGCCTCCATGAGGGTTCCCATTTTGAAAGCTGCCGCTCGCATCGTCCTGGTTTTCGTCTTACCATAGACTTGATGTAGTATCGCTTGCCCTGGGTCATCGCCATAAATATCAAGGGAGCGAAGACCAGCGGCGACTCTATCCATAGCTCGGGAAAAAGTCGCCTTATCGCCGCGAAGCTTTCTTAGCCCCTCGGCCATATCAACAACTACCGCCTTGCCCGGAAGATTGCCGAATCTGCGAAGCTCAGCCGCCGCAGCAAAGATGCTATTGGCGCCGCCTTCAAACTGTCGGTTGGCACGCTGTGTCCCTTTCACCCTGGCCCATTCTTCCGCAGTTAAGTCACGAACGCTAACATCAGGCGGCGGCGGCGGCGTGTGCTCCAGCGTTCCGGGCTCGCGGCGGGCGAATGTCTCAGCCTCATGGTAGAAAGCCCCTGGCTTGCGGTAGAAAGCTTGTGGGTCTTTCGGTAGGTCGCCTGATAAATAGGCAGACGGCGGTAGGTTGTGTACATCCTGCGCCCGCAACCCCTTCGGCTCGACGGCTACCGTGGAATAGCGGTCCTCGTGTGAACGTGTGTCTGCGGGAAAAAACTGGTCCGCAGAGCCGGGGGCAAAATACTTAACGCTCATGTAGGGATCTTCAGATAAGGATGTCCCAGGCGTTTTTATTTCAGCACTCACCCCGCGTGTGAATCCTTTCTCCTTAATGCTCTCGATAGCTTCAGGCCCACCACGGGCGCTGTGATATAGCTTAGGTATGCGCTTCACCCCCATCAGCGCGCTGGTCTGCGTGGCAGGATCGCCGCCCAGTGCAGCTTGTAACGCGGCCATCTCCGGATTGATGCCCGGAAGCTCAGGCCCACCACGTAGCATGGGCTCTGCGGCCTTCAGAGCGCCCTTCACGCCGTAGCCGATACCAAAGGGTAGCGCGGCAAGTCCCAGCGCAGGCAGAACACCTAGGCCCTCGCTACGCGCCGCCTGGTACTCGGCAACATCTGACGCTCCGGGAATGCCAAGCTGGGAGACAAAATGCGCAGGCGTGGGCCAAAGCTCGTTGATTGCCCCAGTCGCGTACTCCGGAGCGCCAGGCGTCTGTGCGCGGCGGGCGTGATCAAGCTCCGCTCGCTTGCGCTCTAATTCGACCATTGCTTCGTATGCGGTCATTACTGACTCCCCTATCGTCCCAGTAGCCGCGATAGGATTTTAGCCTGCCTAGCAGGGGTAAGGCTCCTCAGCTCATCGGTTAAAGATGAGCGCTCTCCATAAGGATATCCCAATCCAGCCTCGCCAAGCTGGGATGTTACCCCAGGCACATAGTTTGCCGCTTCGCGGAATGCTCGTTGCCCAGGGAGTGACCCTCGTAGGACAGGAGCCGCGGCGGTCATCAATCCAGATGCGCCCACCAAACCCCCACCAATAGGCAGCGCCGTTCCAGGATCCATCGCAGCGGAATATAAAGCACCACCAGTGAAAAGCTTTTCTGCGGTGCCAGGCCCCATGTTTGGAACTGCACGGCCAAGTGACTCTTCAGCCTGCAGGGTTTCTGCTTCCAAGGGGCGCTCCTGAAGTGCGAAGCCTTTCTTTCTAAGCGAGGGGTCTTCAGCACGGATAGCGCTCAGGAGCTGGCTCGGAGTAATTAAATCCTCCTTTGTTGCGCCTTTCAATGCTTGCGCACGAACAACAGGTAGAAATTCGCCGTATTTGGAGTCGAGCAAGTCTAGGCGTGCAGCAACATCCGGTGGTAGGTGCTCTTTAAACACGGCGCTAACAGTATTGGAAAGAGCCTTGTACGCTTTCCCTAGGAGTACGCCGCCGTTGCGGAAGGCCTCTTCCGCCATGCTGTCAAATTCGCCTTTGGTCTGTTTGAACGCTTCACGGGGAATTGATCCACTGGACAGCTCGGTTGCTAGACGTTTCGCTTGTTTTGCAAATTCGGTTGCGGCGTCAGGCTTTAGCTTTGGAAGAAATGTATCAACAGCTGTGGCAAGAGCTGCCGCGCCCGTTTCCGTTTGTTGTAAGACGTCTGGAGCTGCAGCGATTACCGAATCATAGCCTTCGCTAAATTGCCGATTTACGCCGCGCAATCCTTTCGCCCCGTAATCAGCGATGTTCCCGTCCGGACTGACTTCATTGAGTAGGAGCCGGTTCCAATCGCGCAACCCCATCCGCTGGTGAGCGCGAATAGTCGACCCTATGATAGGAAGCGCTTCCAATCCTTGCTCGCTACGCTGCCAGATGTCGCCGCCCATTTGTCCGGGCGTTAGCCGCATGGGAACGTCAAGATCCTTCGCCCGTGCCATCAAGTCGGAAGCTTGCCCCGTAGGCGAGACCCCGCCTAAGGCCCTTCCAGCTAGCCCACCAGCGGCCCCCAGGCCGGCATTGGTCATCCGGTGGGCAAGTGCGCTCTCTCCCTCTGGGACACCCTTCAGGCCGCCCTGAAGAGTAGACGCGACCCCCTCTGCAAGCGCCGGAGCTTTGGACGCTTTCGCCAATACTCCGGCAGGGCCAGCAACCTGCGCAACCTCTCCAGTCAGATATCCAGCCATACCGGGAATGCTCGTTGGCGTATCACGTGCCACGCGCAAACGTTCCTCGGTTTCCGGGCCTTCCAGCCCAAGCAATTGCTTGGCCCCTTCCCAGGTTTCGAGCCCGCTGTTCGCCAGTCCGATTCCAAACTGTTCGACCGGATTGGACTCGTTGAAGGTGTCTTCCAGAATGCGCTTGCGAGGGTCATATCCTTGCAGCTTTTGTTGCTGGTCCAAGTTCGACCATTGCTGGCGTTGATATTGATCAAAAGCCGCTTGCGCCTGTTCTTGCGTGCTGCCTGCCGGGCCATCCACTTGTACAGGCACCCCGTTTGTTCCTACAACCGTAAACGTGCTCATTCAGAAGCCTCCTGACTGAGAGGATATAGTAAAGCCTCCGCCTAATTCAGTCCCTGGAGTGGGTGAAGGGGTAACCGCCTCATCAGGATATAAGGTGCGCTCCCCGTAGGGGCTGGCGTCACCTAGATAAATTCTTGGCTCAATGCCGTAGACCCCAAACTGCTCTTCATATCTAGACCTGATGTCTGCCAACGACTCATAGCGGCTACGCGCTAGCTTGTCCATCCGGCCTAGAATATTCTCGCGCTGTTTCGTGGTGAGCATTTGCCCTTCTTTCAGTGCGGTACGCATCCACAAAGGAAGAGCAACCAGCTTGTCGCCAGCTTCCTGCGTTGTTGTTACCTCGCCACCCATGACAGAAGAGTTCGGGCTAAGCATTTTGTTGAAAGCAATGGCCAGGGTCAGGTCTTCCGCCCCCTCCATTGTCTTCGGATTAAACTCTCTAACCGAATCCCATCTGGTAAGCGCTTCCCGCACGCCACCAGACTCTTGATTCCACCGGCCCATTATCTGATGCTCTATGTTCGCCCTTGCCTTTTGCGTAGCGGTCAATTCGTTCGGATCTACTACCTGCTCAGGAAAACCCGGAGCTGGGACAAGCCCGCCGTTCCTCCCCCCCTCCCAGGTGTAGAACTGGTCGCCCGCCTTGTGAAGTTCAGGAGGCGCTTGCATGGACGCGGGCAACAACTCCTCCTCCTCTCTACCCATGCCGGCGCGCAAGTAACTCGCTTTCTCAAAATCGCCAGCGAGGTCCGCCTGTTTCGCTTGGCTCTCTCTGTAGGCGTTCTGCCGCGCCTGCTGCTGGCTTTCGCGCTGCCTCTCCCTGCGATTGAGCTCCAGCGTGTGAAGGTTCGCCTCCGCCGTCAGCTGCTGATAAGGCGTCATCGCCGGCGGCGGCGCATGAGGTAGCGGGGTGTTCGTATTGCTGAAGGCGTTGGCAAACCGTGTTAGCCCTCGCTCCAGAGCCTGAGCGGTAGTCAGCGGTTGAGGCTGCATCATTTGCTGCATGCGCGCTGCTACGACATCTTGTACAGACCCAGCCGGCCCTTCAAATCCAGGCGCTTGATGAGTCGTGGGAAAACCTTCAGAACCGGGGGCGGTTACTCTCTCACCAGGCAGAGCACCTTGTAATGCGTCCGAAAATTGGAAAGATGTGACTCCTGCTTTATTCCCCATTTTGTCCCCAGCGTAGTGCGATCTTCCGCTGGTAGTAGGTACTGCAGCCCATTCCTTAGCTAGATTGTTCTGGAAATTCTCAGGAGACAGCGTGCCTCCCGCAAATTCTTTATACCCTCTGCCCTCTAGCAACTTGGCACCCAAAAATTCTTGTAGCTCAGGAGTGAACTTTTCGCTAGCGGGAATACCATTTTCCCGCATCAATCCCCGCAATGTGTTTTGAATAATCTGGTATTTGCCGATAGCACTAGAGCCAGTATTGCTGCCATGCTCCTTTTGCAGCCGTAATACCTCATTTAGACTCATCTGAGATAGGTCTTGGCTGCTGCCTGCATTGCCATAGATAGCGTTATAGTTGCCGCCTGACTCAATATTGCCAATATAATCCAAAAGCGCTTGTCGAGATACGCTCATACTATGGTCTCCCGTTTGAACCTGTCCCCTTGCTTAGTAATAAGTCGGACCAGGGCCATAGGCCGGTCCATAGGCGTCCCCAGGAACGGGTCCAGACCCGTAGCCACCGTAGCCGCCGCCACCACCACCGCCGTAGCCGTAAGGGTTGCCTTGGCTGCGCTGCCAGTCGTTGTATAGCCCTGCCCCTGCTGCCCCACCCCTCGCTGCTGCGCTCCAAGGATCGCCCCCAGCAGGCATCTGCTGGGAGGCACCACCCGGAGGCGCTACCCCGCCCTGATTGCCTGGGCGCGTTATATTGTCGATACGCCTTCCGTAGGCGTCCAGCTGCTCGCCGGGATAGTCTGACGCATGCCCGTAACCCTGGTTATACCAATCCTGTACGTATTGATTATTCCTCTGCTCCACTCCGCCAAAACGCTCCATCCGGTCGCCCATCTCCGTGCCGTACCCTGCAGCGTCCATACCCAGCTGCGCAGCGGCTTGTTGTGCCATCATATTTGTCCGGTTGTTTTGCGCCGACGCGGCAAGGCCGGCGGAAGCGATACCCGCGTTGCCACTAATGGCCGCCGCCCGTGTCCGAGCGTTCGCCCCCATCGCTTCATTGAGCATCCCGGCATTCGTGCCCATCAACGCCTGTTCCAACGCACCGCGTGTTTGGAACCCGGCTTGTTGTAGGCCAGAGGCTTCCCGTAGCCGCGCTATTTGCTGGTCGCTTAGCATGCCTGCACCCTGCATTCCAAGTCTGCCGCCCAGCTCACGCCCCTGCAGCAAGCCCTGGATGGTCGTCCCTCGATCTGCAACGTATCGACCCAGACCTGCCTCATAGCCCCTGCTGGTCATGTCGGTGGTGTTCTTCTGGATGGCATCCATCGCCCCTTGAGTAGCGAGTCCCTGCGCAATGCCGGCGCGTGTGCCGCCGTAGGCTCCCGGACCGGACCCGGCAAGCGAGCGGTTCAGGCCCGGCATGGTGTACTCGCGAAACTGGTCGCCCAGCTGCGTATTTGCTGCAGCAATTTCAGAGCGAAGCTTTGGGTTCCAAGGATCAAAGCTAGCCCCGATCTGATTCAGCTCAGCCGCCGACAAACCTGTACCGTATTGCCCTAGCGTTTTTGCTATCTGCTCGCGTGAACCCTGGAAACCAATATTTGGCAGACTGGTATTAAGCCAGTCCATCCCAGGCATTTGGAATTGCTGCGCTACAAAGTCAGGGCCAGCACTGACGCTACCGCCACCGCTGCTAGTGGCATTGAAGCCACCGAGCTGGTTAGCATACTTCTGGGCTGCGGCCTGCTGGCCTGCGACGCCTTCAAGCTGGCTAGCCCACCCCTGCCTCGTCATATCTGTAATGCCCGCCGGTGCATACGGATTGCTGCCTGGGTAGGGGCGGTCGAGCTGTGCGGATGAGGAAGGACCGAGGCCGTAAGGAGGAGGGTTTGCCATGATGTTTTGCTCGCTTGCTGAATTTCGTTGTTTCGGCGACAAGAAGCCTTTTAGCCCATGCCGCCGTAAGGATTCGACTGCCGTGCCGCGTATTCCTGTCGTCTCGCAAATTCGTATGGATCGGAGAAACCGAAGTCACCTCTGTGCCCCATCCTGGGATCAGGCCCACCTTGTGGCGGTCCTTGTGGGCCGATCGCCGCGGGTGGCGGATTGGCGTTTGCCATCGGGTTTCGGTTGTTCATCAGTCCCGGCTTTCCGGTAGTCGGATCCAGAAACAAAGGGGGAGGTGCAGTGCGTCCAAACCCAAGGAGGTTCTGGATATCCTGGCCGAACTGTCCGTTGTTACCGCCTGGCAGCTGCCCGCGTATTTGTGACAGGGACATCGGGCCTTCCAGCCGAGGAACTCCCGGCACTCCGCCTCCTGCGGCGGTGTAACCCCAGGCTTGCGCGTCGGGGTTCACCTCCGGCATGATTGGGTTGTAGACCCGGTCGCCGAAGACATAAGGTTGTTGTTCGTCAGACCATATGGGCATTCCCGCATTCTTGTTGGCGTCAAGATACGCGTCATACATTGCGGCATTGTCGTCGTTAGCATCCGCCTGGCCCTTCGCCTGATTTCGAGACGAGAGATAACTGGCTCCAGCACCAATGGCGGCCGCGATTATCACAGGAGCGATCCCGCATAGGTGACCATCGCCAGCTTCGTAGCGTTCACACTTAGTTGATCTAGTCTTCAGCTCAACCATCTTTTATCTCCGCTTTTTTTTGGAATATTCATAGTATCAGCTCGTCCTCCGCCAAACCGTCAATACCAACCACGGTGGCCGATTTTCGTGAGCATCCCCGTCGCCGGCGTTTGCTGTTGTACTTGCGCTGGCGCGTGTATTTGCGGTCCCGCCGTCTCCAGTAGGCAAGAGCTGTCCACCCTCCCCGTCATAAACGACAAAGGTATTAGCCACTGTCGGCCCATGATTATGAGTAGGCCCCTGGGCCTCGGTCAGGAAAACCCGCCGATTGAGATCTCCGCCGGTTGTTCCGGCTAAATACGTGGTCGAATCCAGCAAGCCTGTACCCACGACAAAACGGCCGGCACCAACCGAGGCCCAAACGCCAGGAAGGTAGGTCCCGGGGTTGA